ATTTCAAACCCTTCTACTTCATCATACTTCTTAAAAAAATCACGACAATCTCTTACAGTTCCGGGTTTGACAGCATCTACCGGAGTTCCATTTAATGTTTTATATTTTGTTTTCTTTTTTGATCTAACGAAGAGAGTAGGAAAGAATTCATCTCTATGTGCGTATCTCTTTCCATTCTCAACACCACGAACCAGAAATTGATTACCAATCAACTGGACATTAGTATAGAATTTCATTTAAGAAGATCTTGATATTTTTCAAGTAAGGTTGGTTTAGGGTCAACAAGAGTTAAGATCTTATCTGATGATAGCATAAAAACACTCTGATTAGTAGATTCAACCAACCAAGGTGAAAGAGAATTATCATCTTTCACAATAAATGGTTCAGTTAGTTTGCAATCAGGTTGGCCTATATCTGCACCTATCTCTTCAATTTGCGAAACCAACCTTTGCTGATTTGTCAACACTATCAGTTTTATTGGTGGGTTTTCCATTTAAGACATCCTCTGTGTACATTTGTTCGACTTTTTTAATTGGTGTCACCATAGTGACTACCCAATCAGTTGGTAGTGGTATTTCTTTCTCTTCTGCAAGAGGCATCCACGGATACATTGAAATTGATGTTTCTTTCTTGTCACCTTCTGTCTTTTTAGGTAGTAACTTGATGACACAAGGTTTTGTAAGAAAGTATCCTATAACATTTTTATCTGGTGATACCATCTCTTTTACATCAGAAATGACATCTTCACCTGATTTAAGTAATAGAATTTTAACTGTCATTTGTATTGTTCTCTCATTTTATTATAACATAAAAAAGGGGATCGTCAAGATCCCCAAGTCCATCTCGAACTCAAATATATTTAGAGGTAATCTTTACGAGCATGATGCTCTGGAACTACCTTACCAAGATGGATTGAAAGTAAACCATCTTCAAATGCAACTTTTTTAATCTCTACATCATCAGTAAGTTGCCACCCTCTTTGGAATGATCTTTGAGCCATGCCACGATGAACATACTCATTCTCTTTTTTTTCTTCTTTCTTACCTTCGACAATTAGTTTACCGTGCTCTGTGTAAACTTTGACCTCTTTCTTTTTGAATCCTGCAAGTGCAATCTCTAAGGTAGATTCGTGATTATTCTCTTGAATAATATTAAATGGTGGGTATGTTGCGTTTGTACTTTCCCAAAAATTTTGTATGGTTCTATCTAAACCAATGCTGTTTGTTGTTATCTTATCAAACAGTTCCGCTAAATCCTTAGCTCTATAAATGTTTGTCATAGTTCTCCTTTAGTAAGCGAGTGTGAATTGTGTGACCCTTTCGGCATCACACTACTAATTATACCATAAACTCAGAAAGTCGTGTTCGGGTATCCTCCCAGTTTTTTACATGATGCGGATAACCACCCATGTCTTTTAGTGCTTTCGCTAAAGGATAATCATTTTGTCCCTCCAACATCATATCACCAAAGAAATGTATCTCATCTTCTGGATTAAAATCTGTGAGTATTTGACTCTTATCACTATCAGATATATCAAGGCCAGTTTGACCACCTATCTGAATATTTAAATCAGGAAACTCACTCTTAATTCTATCTGACATCAATATTCTTTCGGTGGTATTGATATCCCACTTTACATACTCTTTTCTATATTTCATACTATCTTCACCTCTTCCAAGAATACTAAAGTTTATCCCACCAGGCCTGTGTTCAATATGATTACCTGTTTTATGCGGAAATGTGCTGAAGTCTAATTCATCACTTAGAAAGTTAATTAACTTACGAGATGGTTTCCAGTCAGATTTATAGACGTTATGATCTTTCTCATACACATCTGAACCAGAGCAGTTGTATACTCTCTGAGATCGATTGTAAATATCAAGACCCACCTGCTCCACTGTCTTTACTCTATCACTACCAGTAACAAGATATACGTCATACTTGCAACAGAATTTAATCATATATGCCTCAAATGACAAATCAATTTGTTGACGACTATCTGTTAGAGTGCCGTCAACATCAAAGATAAATTTTTTCACTTACTCAGATTCTGTAGTTTTTCCCTTCTTTCCTATATTGTATTTTTGCTCAAGTTGCCACAATCCCTTATCTTTGTATGATAATACTTTGATCTGATTGAGAGGTGCGATATCTACACAATCTTCTTCTTTAACTATTGAGATAAGTCCCCAGTCAGCTAATAATCTAGTGATGCGATTACGTCGTTGTACATCGTTGATTGTAAGATTGGCATGCTTGCCATCTAATGCAAATAATTCTTTGAAGTGTACAATAAAATATTTTCCTTGCTTATGCAAAATATGGCAGGATTGATAGAGTTTCTTTTCCTTTCTTGATGCAACTCCAATACGGGTCAGTGTTTCACGAACTTTCAAAAAATCATCTGGTTCATTTAACACAACCTCTAGCATCCTGTCCTGAGTCCATTGCACGGTTGGTTCAACGGTCGTCGTCATCGTGTTCCTCCAATATCAAGTCGTTGTTTAATAAAATTAATTTGATCAGGTGTTAATATTTTCAAAGCTTGTAATGCTTTTTCGTTACTATAACCATAGTATTGTTTGATGATTTCAAGATCCGTGACTTTTTCCTTTCGGAGCCAGGGAGAAAATCTCTTTTTTTTCCTAAGTGTATTTAGATAAAAATGATATTGAAGGTCTTTATCAAGATTTGGATATTTATTCATTTCATTTGCGAACATGATCGCATCCAAGTGTCCTGACAAACAACGATTAACAATAAAAGGAGGATAACTTGTAATAACATATGGATCTTCTTCAGTCAAATCTTCTTTTGTAAAGTTGACTGAGTTCAACCAATCTTTAAGTTCTGCCATGGTACAATTCTATTTTTTTATCAATGTAAGCTTTTGCTTTGAGTAAATCATCAAGTTCACCTTCTTGATCTTTGTGTCCTGCACGACACACATACTTAACCACATTTCCTAAAAAGAAATCTAAGTTTTGATCTGCTATAAAATCCCAAACTTGAATCTTTCCGCGTTGATAGTGTTTTGGAGAAAATTTATTCATCTTATAATTTGTATGTTTTGATCTTCTGTCCAGAGTTCGACTTCATTTCTAAATCTACCCTCAGACTTTAACTTTTCATATCTTTTACCTGCCTTCTTTTTCCACCATGAAATAATGTTATCTAGATAAAACTTATCCCAGTTTTGACCTTTAACTAATTTATCTTGTTCACCAAGTAATACTTCACGAACATTTCCATAACCATAATCAGATGTATATGATCTCTTTCTCTGAGTAAGTCCAAATGCATTCTTAAGAACTCTATCTAACTCCTCTAGTTTTTCTAACTTACCATGTTCTTTTAACGAGTTTTTAGTCCATGAAATCATTCTAGTTTGTCTCTTCATTTTTTTAGATGAAACATAACTGGGAGTTACAGGATTATTATCATTAATTAAAGTAAATCTATCGTGAAGTTTATGAAAAGCTCTATCATGAAGTAAAGGCAAAAACTTACTATCAGTTAAACCTTTAAATCTAATGAAGGGTTTTAATCCATCATACTGTGATGCAGAAGTTGTAGATCCGTATAAAGAAGTTGTTTCAAACCATCCAATATCTTTCTCGAATACTTTATTGAGATGCTCTCTTGCAAAGTGAGATACACACATCAACGCAAGTAATTTACCACCAAGACAATTATATCCAAAAGGTTGAGATGGCACGATTGCAAAACCCATGACTGCATGACGATTAAATATCGAAAGATTAGCTGGTTGACCTAACCATTCATTACGTGGTTTTGAATTGATAGTTGGAGATCCAAAACGAATGAATCCCATTATCTTCTTACTATTCTTTTCGTAAACAATCCAACGCAACTCTCTACCGGGAATATTTTTTTCAATAATTGCCGATGATGTTGCCGTTAAAAGTTCATGATAATATGCTTGAGGAACTGATTGTTGAAATCTATCTCCAACAAACTTAACCTCAAAATCCATGTCCTCTGGATGAACGTCTTCATTAAAGAATTCATCTTTCAGAGAGACAATCGATTGACCTCTTTCTTTAACTGCTGCTTCTTTTGTAAAACGAATATAATCTTCAATAGTCTGAAATCTATTGAAGTAATTGATAAATTCATTAGCAGCCCATAATGCATCTACTTCACTTAAAATCATTGTATGATAGGCATTCCAGAGAAAGGAGGAGGAACTATGGGTTCATAATACCCTTCCGATTCGGGAGTAAATGTAAGAACTTCAATAAGTAAATTTATATCAGCAGAAATTGCATCACCAGTTTCTGACATCTTACGATATCCATTACCAACATAAATTTGACCTGCCATAACAGCAGCTGTGCAGGCTCCCCAGAAGATGTAATACATGTTTGATTTCACTTGATGTTTTAGTTTAGAAAATTTTGTCATTTAAAGGTACACTCCACCATAATTTCTGTTAGACATGCTAACATATTGATTTCCTGATCAGCAACAAATGCTACTTGGTATTGGTATTTAGCCAAAATAAGAATGGCAGCAGGAATAGAACTAGAGACCAAGGTTTTATACAAACTATTGTAAATATTCCGATACATAACAGTGCCGTCATTATCCAAGTGATTAGTGACCCATTTGCGAACTTCAGCGAAGTTTTTCTCTTTAAGATATTTTGTAAGTTCATTGATCGTTACGTTAGAAAATGCTACTAATATACCAGAATCTATTTTACCTCCAACAGAGTATCTTTGACACTCATTTAGTATTCTTCTCCAATCCGGAAAATGTAAATTTATTAATTCAGCAACAACTTGTTTATTATATTCTACTCTCTCTAGTTCTAATATCTCCACTATCCGAGTGAAAAACTGCGATGCTATTGTTGGTTTGTCTCGTTTGTTGATTGAGAAATTAATAACAGTGCAGCGTGAATGAAGGGGTTGAACAATTTTATTTTTGTAGTTACAGGTGAAGATAAATCTACAGTTGGCAGAGAACTCCTCAATATTTGCTCTGAGAAGGAGCTGTACATCGGTAGTGGTATTGTCTGCTTCGTCAATGATGATGACTTTATGTTTTGACAAATTCGTAAGAGATACTGTAGATGCAAAGTTTTTCGCGGTATTCCTAACAGAGTCAAGAAATCTACCCTCATCCGATCCATTAATGACATAGTAGTCTACTCCTAATTGATTACATAACGCTTTTGCGACTGTTGTTTTACCAACACCGGGTGGCCCTGATAATAACATATTTGGTATCTCACCTACGTTTACAAAATCTTGAAAAGTTTTTTTGATATCGTCTGTGAGAATACAATCTTCAATAGTTTTAGGTCGATACTTTTCGACCCAAATAAAATCACTCATTATTTAAAACCTTTTTTTGGTTGTGGTTTGTCAATGACCTCGACTACTGGTTTCTCAAAAGCAGTTCTGTTCCACCAGTATTCTTGGACTTCATCCCATGTCTTAAGTATAACATGTTTATCTTTAAACACAAGTTTATAGTAATGACGATCATAGGGTTTATCACATGTTTGCCCAAAGTAAAGAGGATCGTCTTTTCCTATTAACTTAGTCATCGTGATCATCCCATGGATCAACTAATCCTTTATTTGCAAAAAATCCTTTGTAAATACCATAGCCTGCTAATAAAACTATAATTACTGCGATTGAAACACCAAAGGTATAATCGGGATTGAATGTAAAGTGTGGTATAAGTGTATCGTTACACTTGGCAATCTTTTCTGGATCACTCCAAGTTCCCGGTAAAGTATACACTGGTGGGCATGCTAAAAAAATCATTCTTGTGATCTCCATATTTTTCTCATTGTAACATATTTTTCATCATATGCTGCTTTATCT